GATAGTAATACTGCTGGTGTTAAGGTTATACTCTTGCTCCCCTCCATATATCTGCTCCTGTCTGAGACTAATCGTTTCCACGATAGTAATACTATCTTGAATTATTTGCAAATAAGCTATAGGCAATGGTGATTGCTCTATAGTTTTAGGCTTTGTAGTATTGACTTCAAGCGTAGCTTTAGGTCTGCTAGTATTCTTCTTAGCTGTACTTGTAGGTCTATCAGCTTGACTATTATCTTTTGTTTTAGATTTAGATTTTCCTTTAGCTGTTGTTTTATTTCCGCTTGTACTTCCTCTATTATTATCTTTGGTTCCTGCAACTTTTGTTGTTTCTCCTGGCTTATCTTTTGTGTCGGCATCGGCTGTACTTGTTCCTTCTTCGGTCTCCCTCTCCCCCTCTTGGGATTCGGACTCTGACTCTCGTATGTCGCTTCCTTCATCTGCTGATCCTGCTTCTGAAACTTCAATTTTGCTTTCTGTTTTTTGCTCAACTTCTGTTGTTTCATTTGTGGTCTCCACCATCTCTGGTTGTTGTTGTGGTTCTTCAACCACTATTTCTTGAATCTCTTGTATAGGTTCTACCTCAATCGTACTACCTATGTCAACAGGGATCTCTGTTGGTGTTGGGATATCAATACTAATTTCAGGCATACTGATATCAATAACAGCTACAGGTTGTATCTCTGGTATCTCTACTACTGTACCACCAATACTAGGTAGAGTAGGCACATCTTGGATTAGGTCTAGCGTTATCTCGGTTGATAGCTCAAGCCCACCAATGATTGGATCTGCTACTGTCTCCTCAATAACTACAATCTCCTCAATAACTACAATCTCCTCAATGACTGGTTCTACAACAATAGGTTGTACAACAATAGGTTCTACAACGACAGGCTCAACAACGATTGGTTCTACAACGACAGGCTCAACAACAGGAGCTACATAGTCCTGGTAAGTTACCATTAATTCATAGTTGTCAGTAATAGGACCAAGCCATGAGTTTGAGTTACCAGTATCTATACCTGATAGTTCAAAGTTAATCGCTACATTATCGGTGAGGAAAGTATCATTGATAGACTTAGTAAAAGTATGATGAGTCCAGGCATCTTCATAAGGTACAGCAATGGTATGGCTAGATATCTCTGTGGTTGTGCCATCGGTAAAGGTAATATTGGTTACAATAGTATCGTCTCCACCAGCAGTACACCAGCCAGTTGCAGTATTACCACAACCATAGCCGTTATACTTTATGGTATACGATTTAATTTCTTTGCCTTGCTCTACACCAGTTAGATCAACCAGTTGTGATATGGTAGAAGTTTGTCCTTTAAATCTTACAGTTGGGCTGTTGCCTGCATCACTATAAGAATTAGCATCACGCTTAACATTAGAATCTGAAAGAGTCCACCCATTTGTATTCTCGTCAAATGTATTGTTAGTTAATAGGTTGTCCGTAGTAGTTTCGTCTGCCGACAGATTTGTCAGCATCAAACTTAACAGGAGTAGCCATATGGTTTTCAATAACATTATTGTCCTCATCTAATATACCACGCTTTCTATATTCTTGAATAGCTTCATCACCTATCTTACCATTGATAGGGCAAGGGCTTCCAGCCGCTATCATAGATTTAAAAACTCTGGGATCTTGACACAACATAGCGGTCGCACTTATTTTCATACCAAGCTGAGCTAAAGCCCTTGAAAGTTTGATGCGTTGACAGTTCTTATCTTCTACATGAATACCACCTGAGATACCAAACCATCCACCTGAGATACCACCTGATCTTACTACGACACAGATATCAGAGTACGCACCTGATGCACCCATTGATGGTACAGATGGCGGAGTTACAGGCATGTCTTTATATCGGATGTTAGAATCTGCCGCTTGACACTCAGCAATGTAGGCTAGAACTATAGCAAGTATTACTATAAAGGCTAGGCTGCGCATACATTAATCCGCATCCGCTATAGTGTTACCGTCTATTGCTTCCCATTCTTGATATGCAACGTAATCACTATTATCTGTATTAGTAGGAATCCAACTATCTGTTAATACATTATCAAAATCATCTGTTACTACTTTACAAATATAATCAGTTCTTTCAGTTGTGCCGTCAGGCATGTTTAATTTTTTATATATGATTGCCATTAATATCTCCTATAACTCTGCATCACATTTTATGAATGCGTTTGTTCCACTTGTGTTAGCGACTCTACACATTTGTCCATCTGTCATACTAGAATGACCAGACGTATCTAAATGCACATGACACATACCAGCAGCAACCCCTGAATTAGCACCTGTACTTATAGACCATGCTTTAACAATAAAACCTGTAGCTACACCCCCAGCTTGTACACCCTGACTTCCTGTAAATGTACCAGCAGCACTAGATGTTACTGTTGGAATAGCCCTCTTTGGATGAAAGCCAATTAAAGTTGCTACCCTACCACTACCATCTGATAAGAAACCTTGTCCAAATAAGTTAGTGCCTTCACTTTCACATGCTTCAAAATATCGCCAACATCTTTCTACATTTTTAATGTAAGATTCATGTTGAAAATCTGGTATAGTAGCCGCAGTAAACGAACCTACTTCTAACTGTATGCCTGTAAAAAATATATTATTACTATTGCTATCTGCTAAGTTTACTTGTCCAACAAATGAGTTTGCATTACTATATGATGCCCATGAAGTAGCTAATGTCCCACTTGTGTAACTGCTTCCAGCACATAATCCCCATTGAATCTGAAATCCAATACCTGCATCATTATTAATTGTACCACCTGTATCACCTGGAAAAGTAATTACATGTTTTTCCCATGTGTTTGCTGAACTAACAGTATAAGTTTTTGCTATATGTCTTACTCCATCATGTTGATAAATGTGTACTACATGTGTTCCTGTTTTAGGACTTTTAATCCAAAAAGCAAGAGTAATAGTTTTGGCTAGTGCTGTACCATAACCTAATAATCTTAAATCTTGAGCTTCTGGGCGATAATCAAACAATGATATTGAGCCAGAAACAGGAGTATCTTTTGCTGTTGTAACATCAAATTTAAGGCTTTTACTAAAGCCATATCCTGATGGTACATCGTTGTCTTGACTTATAGTAAAAGTACCGCCATCTGACGCAGTAAATTTCATTCTATCAACTGCGTGATATCCTGTCGTACTAATGTTTGAAGCACTTGTAGCTCTTTGAGCAACTGCCATATCACCATTGATGATAAGTGGTGGTACATTAGGTCTTAAAGGTGTTGATATAGCATCAGCAGCAAGTTTTGCTGCAGTAATTTGTGCATCTGCAATGTGTGCTGTATCTATAGAGCCATCAGTATAATGCTCTGAGTTAATAGCATTATCTGCTATTTTAGCACCTGTAATTGCATCAGCCGCTATAGTCAATGCTCCAGTATCAGCCAGAGTTGCATCACCTGATATCACATTGTCTATGTATTTGCTAGTACCTGTGTCGTATAACAAGATAGAGCCATCAGCAGGTGAGGTAATATTAGTATCACTTAGTCCTGCAAGGGTAGAGCCAGTTACATCCTCAAATGAACTGCCGTTGTATACCTTTAATATATTGGAACTGGTATTAAATACTAAATCTCCAGCATCATTGTCTGAGCCTGGATCACTACTTGCTACTCGGTATCTTGCAGCAAAGCTGTTGACTCCTGCTACATTAGAAGCAACAGTTGCTATGTTTGCTACGTTGGCTGTTGTACCTACTATGTTTAAGTCTGATACAAAATCACTGGTCGCCAATGTATTTAAGTCGCTTACAATATCTGATGTAGCTAATACGTTTATGTCAGACACTATGTCTGATGTTGCAAGTATAGCTAAGTCAGCAACAATAGCAGATGTAGCTAATGTATTTAAGTCTGAAACAATATCAGAAGTTGCTAGTGTGTTTAAATCGCTAACGATATCTGAGGTAGCTAGTACATTAATATCAGTTACGATATCACTAGTAGCTAAAGTGTTTAAGTCTGATACTACGTCTGAGGTAGCTAAGATAGCTAAGTCTGCTACTATATCAGCGTTAGCCAATATATCTAAGTCAGTTACGATAGCACTTGTTGCTAATGTATTTAGGTCAGACACAAAGTCTGATGTAATTAAACTAGCTTTGGCTGCTACACTTGTAATCTCAGATGCTTTACCTGCTACTGTTGTAACATTGCTAGCAATACCTGCAACCGTTGTTACATTACTAGCTACTCCTGCAACCGCAGTTACATCA